AGCTACCATTTTCATTTTTTATTTCAAAATCACTTTCACTATCTGTATCATTAAGTGTAATTCTTGGCCTTGTTGAACTTATTGTTAAATCGCCAGACAAAGTAGTGTCACCAGCCACCTCAAGTCCTGTTCCATTTATTAGTTTTAAATCTGTGCTTGTAAGTCTTGCTCCAATATTATTAGAACCAGCTTTTCTAAGTGCAAATTCAATTAATCCATCTTCCGTTCCAGAACTAGCGTCATCAATTTTTCCTGTCATCTTGGCATATACTTCTTTGCTGCCATCATCACTTTCGCCAGTAAATTTAAGTTGACCTATATAATCTGCATCTGCTGGTGAAGCACTATTTCTATAAAGTTCAATTATTGGAGAAGCAGAACTACCAGTGTCAGTTGATGTAAGTGTTAAGTCGCCAGTAGATGTAATGTCTGCTGGAGCTATATTTTGTCCAGATATTAATGAAACAATCTCACTTGCTGTTTGATCTGCTGTCGCCCCATTCTCTACATTTATTATGGCTCTTACGTTAGCTGCTGATAGTGCGGTTACATCACCAGTTCCAGTTAATGCCCTACCTAAAATCGTCTGTTGAGGAACATCTTGATATTTAGCGTGTGTAACGACCCCATTATCAATGGTAAAAGTATCGCCACCATCACTTACCGTAATATCTCCTTTATCTCCATCATCAAGACCAGCACCACCACCTGATATTTCAGCAACAGAACCATTATCTTTTTTTGTAAAAATCTTACCAGAGTCAGTTCGTATAGCTAATTCGCCTACTTCTAAGTCACTTGCCTGTGGGTCACTTCCGCTTCCTCGCTTCAGTTTAATTGTGTTAGACATTTACTTACCTCCCTATGATTTGATTCTAGTAAGTACCTCCGTCTATGTCGAATCCAGAAACAGCACCGTTTTCTAAAAAGGTCACTAAATCACTAAAAGCGACTTGCTTCATAGTACCGTTATCATTGACCACGATACGATCTGCTTGAACTAAGGTTGTTGAAGTAGCAGAAGTACCGCCATCCATTACATTCAATTCAGTAGTTGTTACTGTCGCACCATCTAAAATTTGAACTTCAGCACTTGTCAAATCAGCTAGTGAACTTGCTGTGTTACTAGCCATTGTCGCTAGCTCTGTGAGTTCAGCATCTAAAGGTTGCTTATTATTTAATTGAGTTTGAATAGCAGAAGTAACACCATCTATATAATTTATTTCTGTAGTTGTGGCTGTCACACCATCTAATTTGTTTATTTCAGAAGTCGTAGCAGTTACACCGTCAAGAATATTAATTTCTGAAGTGGAAGCGGTTACACCGTCTAGAATATTTATTTCAGCAGTTGTTACAGTTGCTCCATCAAGCTTATTCAATTCTGCTGTAGTCGTTGTCAAACCATCAAGAATAGCAACTTCAGTTCCAGTAAGATCAGCAAGTGCTGAAGCTGCACCGCTAGACATTGTTGCAAGCTCTGTTAACTCAGCATCAAGTGGTTGTTTGCCATCTAATTGAGTCTGAATACTAGATGTAGCATCTACTCTGTTTAATTGTGCAGTTGTAACTGTAGCCCCATCAAGAATTTGAACTTCAGAACTTGTTAAATCTGCTAAAGATTGAGCCGTATTTTGGTTCATTGTTGCAAGCTCTGTAAGCTTGTCTGAGTGTGGCTCAACGTCAGTACCAATTACTAAACCAAGATTTGTTCTTGCTCCACTAGCTGAAGTAGCTCCTGTACCTCCGTCACTTACTGCGAGTGTTCCTGTAATTGAACTAGCAGAAAGATCAACAGCTAATTCAGTTGATTCAATTACAACACCGCCATTTGCTTTAAGGTCTAAAGATAAAGTGTTGCCAGATTTATCTAAACCATTACCAGCAATAACTTGACCAGCACCAGAAAATTGAGCAATAGTAAGATTATTCGTACCAACGACAGCACTCCCTTTATCAGAAGTACAAACAAAACCATTTTCTCCGTTAACTGTTCCTTGCTCAACAAACGTGAAAAATCCAGCAGCATCAGCACCAGTAGCTAAATCATCTGCTCTAGCTGGAGAAGCCCCAACTACATAAATACCGTTTTCTGAAGCTGTGTTTTGATTTTTGACTAAAACACGATCATTTGTAGAAAGAGTTACACCGTCTAAAGTGTCACCATTATTTAAAGCAGTTGATATTGTGATGTTTGCAGTAGTAGCAGCGACCACAGAATCTTTCACATCTAATCCCTGTGCGACTCCGTCTACATATCCCTTATTTGCTGCCATGTGGTCAGCAGTGGGGTCAGCTACGTTAGTTATTGTTTGACTATTAAATGAAACCGCAGCATTTGGGGCGGTCATTTGATCTAATCTGTTGGTTCTTACACCATTATCAAAGTCACTTATTTTTGTATGTGGTATTGAGGGAATATCTGCAATTACTAAGGAACGAAATGTTGGAGCTGCGTCACTACCTGATACTGGTCCAGCAAGAATTTTATTTGCATTTCTTACGTCTGTTTTATTAAAAAATCCACCCTTACCACCAATAACAATTATTGAACTGGCTTGTGGAGGTGTCTGACCGTCATCTCCAAATCCATAATAAAGTTTATTGTCATTTTCGTTATAAGCTAACTCTGAAGGGGATAAAGCTGCGGGAGCACCAGCAGCTCCACTCGCTGATCTTTTTTTAATTCTTATTGTGTTAGACATGACTTAAAAATTCCCCCCATTAACGAGTGTAAGTTTAGTAGTAGTGGCATCTGCTTTAAATGTATCAGATGAAGCGTGGTAGTAAACAACAGACCCATCAACTTTGTTTGTTTCTTCAAGGTCTAGTCCTTTAGCACCTTGTGGTCCTTGAACAGCTACAGTTACGACATTTTGGCTAGTTTCTGATACTGTTACTGTGTTTTGGGTTTTGTTTACATTAACTTGAGTCATGCGAAATCAGAATAACCCTCACTCATATATATAGTACCTTCCATAAGATACTTTTCATCATTATTAGGTTGTTTATATTTAATATCGTATTGCAAAATATCTAATTTGAATTTTTCTGTTTGATCTGGTGTTAACTTAAAATTTATTTTACCCTGTGATCTATTTACATACTCAACAGCAAAATCTGCATATTTTACTTTTCTAGGAGTATCCCAGACTTGTGCAATAAATGAATATCCAGTTAAATCCCAAGCTGAACCGCCAGCAGTTAATGTAAGTTCTAAAGGAAACGTAGCTCTCCTTTCAATCGTGACATCATGTATGGCTGTTTCCTTGTTGGGATTTTCCATTAGCTATATGGTGATGCACCAAGTATATCAGTTTTCCATTGTGCTTTGAGTGCATCTGTATCACTTGCAGCAGCTATACCAGAATCGGCTGGGGCATCCCTAAGTGCATTTTTCTTTGCAACTATATCTGTTGTTGATGCACCAGTTTCTTGTGCTTTTTGAAATTCAATATCAAGAGCCTCAAGCAAAGGTTTTCTTGCAAGTCTGATTTTGTTTTTATGAATTTCTCTGGCTTTCGCCATGTCTATACCAAAGCCCATAATAATTAAGGTGTGTAAGTCCAAGCATTTCTAAAAGTCCTATCTGTAGGAATTTCAGATTTATCTACAATATACGATGTTTTACCACTTGGTACATCTTTATCTCTAATTTGCTCAACATTTAAATCGCAATTATCTGCTGGTATAACTACAACAAGATTACCGTTATCTGCTGTGTAAACTATTCGTTTATCTGAATTAGCCATAAGCGTTTCTTTTTAGTATAAAGTTAGTCACCAAATACCGCAACACATACAAAAACCATATCGTCCTCTGTCCCCGGATTTTGTGGACTTCCAAACGTTTGAATTTCAAATTGGGTAGTTTCAAACTCGGTTATAGATGCTACATCCATATCGCCAATATTTGTAGAGCCTTGCCCGCAAGATACAACGGCTGAATAATTAACATTTGGACGGGCTGTTGAAAAGACAACTTTCATTTCACCTTGAGCTTGGTCTGTAACTGAAGATATACCAAAGCTGTCTCTTATAGTGTTGTCTGTATGCCTAAAGTTTAACCATGCTTTTGCTCTACCTTGACTTATTTCATTTGGTGTTGAGCTATTCCCACCGCTTGCATCTTGAATTGTATTTACTTTAAGTGTTGACATAATTAAGTATCGAAAATGGCGAACATTGAATAATCTACAGCTACAAAACCAGCATCAACATCTTCGTGCTGTATTGAAAAAGAAGTGGTTGTTTTATTTCTAATATCGGTTGCAGTAGCAGTATTAGATGTTTGCGAAGTAAAACCACTTCCTGTAACAACTGTATAAAGTGTATTTGAAAAAGCTGTAGAAAGATTAACTGTGTATCTCCCTGCTTCAATTTCTGAAATGGAAGAGACTCTCATGCTTTGGTTAATTGCAATAGTGCCTGTCATATCCATAGTTGCAAAACCTACGCAAAGCACACCTAGAACGACCCCATTGCTATTTTGAAATGCAGTAGAAGCCGTTGTTGATTGGCTTTTAATTGTAGCGACTGAAAGTGTACTCATAATTAAGCGTGTAATCTAAAAGCAGATAATTGTGTAGTTTCTGCTGAACTACCATAAAAAATTTCTGGCTGCGAAGTACCGCAGTCTACCCTACCATTTGCCAAAACATAATCAGTTGTTCCATTCAAATAAGTAATGGTACTACAAGCATGAGAAGCTCCCTGATCTTCAGCATCATTTGCTGGGTTTTGTCTACTAGATGCAATAGTGTCAGTACCGTTTTTTTGTATATTTAATTGTGAAAAATGTACATCTGAACTTCCACCATCTTGCCCCATGTGTGCTTGACAATGTATGTAATAATAACCAGCCACATTTGGTGTAAATTTATATGTGTTGGTGTCATAGCAACTATTTGTATCTACACTTACCTGATTAAATTGAATTGTAGTTGTTACATTATCCCCAATGCTTTGGTTGGCTGATAAATGCACACGAAGTAATGGCCTGTTAAAAGTACCTCCTGTTATATCACCAGCACCAGTAAGTCCTAAAGCCATCTTTATCTAAATGATATTTTTATTATATAGCATCTTAAACGATTGACCACGTTTCCCCATCACCAACTGTTACCGTTACTCCGCTTTGTATAGTTATAGGTCCAAAACTTCCAGCATTTTGACCGTTTGAAATTGTATAATTTGCCGTCACAGTTTGGTCATTTTCCCAAAAAATTCTATTTGTTGAACCGCCCTGTGCTCCTGACCCAGCTTGCCCCCAACTTAAATTGCCATTACCATCAGAAATTAAAGCGTATCCATTAACAGCAGTATCAGCATTAGGCAGCTTCCAAACAACATTAGCAGCAAGAGTATCAGGTGCTTTGAATCCTACATATTGTGTTCCAGCAGTAGTGGGTTCAGATAATCTTAATTCTCTTTGATTATTTAAAGTAATACCATTTGTATCAACAAATAACTGTTCAACTCCGTTTGACGCAATGCCAAGTTGATTTGCAGCTTTTCTAAATAAACCTAAATCTGGGTCGCCATTAAAGGTTAACGGTGGATTACTTGCACTATTTGTTCCATCAATTTTAAGAACTCCTGTTAAAGTTCCTCCTGCTTTTGGAAGTAAGCCTAAATTATCTTCATTTATTTTTCCAACAACTGTAAAATCGTTATTTGCTGAGTTTCTTATTTTTATTTCTTGATCTGAGTTATGGTAAAACCACATACCCGCAACACATTGGCTTGCTGATAAATCAGAACCCTCTGAATTGTTAGATTGCACTGCCCCAAGAACATTATTTATGTCTGTTCTGACATTTGCTCCAGAAGCGTTTTCTATATTGTAATTAGAAACTGAAGGCACGATTAATTACTTGTTTTTTTCATGTTAACCTCCTTTACCAAAACCAACAGCATTAAAGGTAAAGTCTCTATCAATACTAGCACCACTTGAGTTTTTAAAATGCACCGTAAAACCAGTTCCAGAAATATTTGTTAATTCGAAATAATCACCAGTAACCATTATCTTATTAGTTACACTTTTGGGCGATATTGTTACGTTTGGCTCTGGAATACCTGTAATACTTGATGTGCCAGTAAAAAATGGATTATTAAAAGTAACATTTTTTGCTCCAGAACCAGATGCAATAACACCAGATTGTTCAGTTCTTGTGGACATAGTTGCTATATAACCCGCCTGTTGTAGATTCATATTTTGTGCAACGTCTGTAGTCTGCAACATAATACGGAACTGAAAACCTCTCCCTTTAAAAGTTCCATTTGAGAAATCGCTAAATGGTTTACCAGCAAAATCTGAGTCCGCATAAACTGAACCGCTTGGAGCAGCACTTGTGGCTCTTACTGCAATTTTTGCGTTTGCTTCATTTGCAGTAGCACCGTCAAAATCTGTCCATGTATCTATGAGTTCTGTTCTATTATCAAATAAATCGCTTACATAAAAGCCCTCTCCACTAAAATGTCTTTTTAAAACAAGAGAAAATACACCGCCTAAATCTAAAGTATCTTTAAAATTATATGTTCCTTTCATACCACTTTTAACAGTTAGGCTTCCTGACGTAGTATCAACTGATTTTGAATTTATTGTAAATTGATTTGCATTAGGAACTGTTTGTACTGTGTACCGATCACTTACTGCATCTCCACTTGTAAAAACAAAATCAAAAATATCTCCAACGATTAAACCATGTGAATTTATTGAGCAAGTAATGGTTCTTGTGTTTGATTGGTCATAAGTACCTGTAACACTTGCATTTGGGTTTATAAGCGTCAATCCTCCTTTTGTAGAGTCAAATTGTGTGTTTCTAAATAAAGAGCTTGTAGTGTTGTTGTAAGCTGGAGTATCTAAATCTTCTCTATCAGTTTTAACTGTAATTGAATCTATAAGGTCAACTAAAGTAATTTCAGCTTTTGCTTCGAGGTTACTGAATCTTCCACCATCATCTTGAAACTTGACTAAATATGTTCCAGCTAAAGCAGGAGCTATAACAGAGTTTGTGCTTCCAGCAACGGCCTCAATAATATCTTGTGAAGATTGAAAGGTTGCTTGAACACCAGTTTTTTCAGTATGTCTAACATAAACCCTTCCTCCATGCAATACGTCAAGGGAAGTAGTTTGATCGAATTGTAATCTTACAAATTGTTCATTTATTGGTTCAACCGTTAAATTTTGGACATCCTCAGGAATACTTGTTTTACCTTTAGTTGTTACTGTTTCTTCTAAAGTTTGATTTGATAGCTGAAGATTACCATTATAAGCAGTTATTTCTATATCATACTTACCTTCTTTCGTATCCATGATTTCAAAATCATTTGAAAAAACAATTTGCGTTGTGTAATTATCAGCATCCTCATCTCCTGTTACATACCTATAACTTACTTGATATTGACTTACCCCTTGTGGCGATTCGAGTGTAGCTCCAGTATTGGTTTGTATTGATCTTGTTGGCTCTTTCCATGAAAGAATAAGTTTACTTCTTGCAACCCCATTTATCGCAACAGTTTGTTCTTGTACTCGTAAACCAGATGGTGCATTTACATTTTCTGAAAGATTAGAAACAATACGTTCTGGTAAAGGGTCACCATTTTCTATAAAATTATATTTACCTTCAACATAAGATAAAGCATTAATATCATATTGAAATTCATCTTTTTCTTGCACTTCAATAACTCTAAATAATTGAGTTTTTAGTGAGTTACTTGTAATAATGTATGGAGAATTTGGATTTGGAGCAGCAGAAAAAGGATATAAAGAGTTCACATAAATAATTTTGCCATCACTGCTGTAATCAACAATATCTGAATCCTCAACAGTGCCGTTTGGTAATACAACTGATAAACGAGGTAAATCATTCAATGAAGGCAAATTATTAACAGCAGAGCCATCAACAGTTATAGCAGTTGTTGTTGCAGATATTATCCTTCCACCTCTTCTTGAGCCAGCCCTTACTGGGTCATTAATTTCAATGACACTTCCGGGTCTTACTACAATTCCCGCATCTACAGATGTTGTAAAATTAACAACTTCACTTTCATTTTGCTCACTAAATAAAACGGCTCTTCCAAGTCTTTGAGCTTGACCTCTTGATGTGCAGCCAAACGCTTGTATTTTTTTTACAGTTGTGCCAAGTCGATCTTTAAGCGTATCATCAGCTTCTACTATTTCATGATCTATTTCACATGAATCCATATTGAAATATGCAACCGATACAACACTATGACGACTTTTTAAGCTGCTTCCAGAGTAATTAAAACCTTCTGGGGTTACATTAGATAAATTAAATAAATAACTTGATGTTGTACTTTTATCCTGATTTATAGTTATTGTGCCAGCTGACCAAATTGGCATACATCTCATTATTCCAGATAACTCGTTAATAACATTAAAAGCTTCTTTAGAGCCGTTAATGTTTACATTGCAAGCAAATCTGGCTTCTTCGCCTCCAAACTGATCATCAACAAGTTCATTTGAATATTTTGATGCAGCAATAAAACTGTATAAATCTAAATTACTGTAAGTCGTAGCATCATTTGATTGGTCTGGTGCTATATGCTCTCCCAATCCATATCTTTTGTTTATCAAAAGATCAAGTAAAATAAGGGCTGGACACGTTGTCCATTGTGCAGCACCCATAGTTCCATTAAAAACATATCCGTTTGGATATTTCACACGACCAGTTGCAGAATCAATAGTAGGTGTACCAGAATTATTTGCTCCAGCAGCAGGGATTTTTACTTTTATACCTCGTACACGATAACGTCTTGATGGTATTGAATTAAATTCTTTGGAATCTAAACGCAATGCGAAATAAGCTGAATTTAAATATCTACTGTTATTATCTATAACTTCTTGAATTGCAGTAAATTGAAACTCACTCATTTTTTTTCCTACTGTTCCATCTTTTGTATCTCTTAAAACTCTTACATCAACAGGAAAAGTTGCACCACTCAATGAAATCCTATGATCTTTAGAATATGGGTCTGCTGATCTTCCTTTTACTTTTGAATCAACTTTTGTTGAGTAAGAACCACCACTTGATCTTATTTGAATCCTATAGTTAACAGTTAATCCTCTAATATCACCATCATCTTCAAACTTTTGTAATTGCTGCCATGTCAATGTAACTATTACAGCATCAGCATTTTGATTTGGACTTTTATCAGATAATTGCCTTGTTACGCTTCCAGCAATAGCTCCATCATTATTTCCAGAGGCATTTGTAACAGTAATACCAACTTGCTCTGGGGTTCTAATTTCTTTTGCAATACCTCCCATTTTTGATTGATTTGAAGTACCAAATTTATATTTCAACTTAGTTTCATTAAAATTAAAATCTTTATTTTTTGGGCTGCTATTACTTGCACTTGACGCAAGAATAGGAGTGTCATCAAGAAAAATATCTTTTCTAGCAGCATTTTGATAATTACTACTACTTGTTGATATGCCAAGTCTTGAAGGTGTAGCAAAACCTTCAATTTCTCCTTCTGATATTAAATCTTGTACAGTAAAAAATTGTCTACTATGAAGCGTGTCAGGGGCTTTATATGGCTTTTTTGGCTTTTTACTTCCACCACCACCAGCACCTTGAATAATTGAATTATTTTGAGTCATTAGTCTGCATCAACTTGGTTTGTATCTAAAGCTGCTGATATTACAACTGAGCCAGTAAATATTTCACCATAAATAATTGGAATCGGTGTCCCTGCTCTTGATACGTTCTGCACTGAGTTAAATTGAAAAGAAATTGAAGGGTCATCATCTGATTTATAATTAGGCACTTCAGGCAAAGGGAAAAGCATACTACTTACACCACTTAAAAATAATGCACCACCACCAAGCAATAATGCTTTTGAACCAATCCCAGCAGCAGCAAAACCACCTCCAAGTAAACCACCACCAGAGGCAAAACCTGTAAAAACTGCTGAACTACCAAAAGAAACGAAAGCTAAACCAATCATTGCAGCACCAAGCAATGCTCTACCAAAACCACCAGAACCAGAAATAACTGGTATAAAATGTATATCTTCTTGACCAACAGGATAATTTATTTCACTTTCTTCAATATCATAATTGCCAACTTTAACCTGATAATAATTTGGTGTCATAAATGACTCAACTTCTGGAAAGTTACAAATCAAAAAACGTATAGCCTGACCAACACTATTAACACTGGCCTCAATTTCTTTATGACCTACAAACTCAGCTAGTTTTCCATAAAGTTTGACTTTACGCAACATAACGATACCTACCTCCTGTACATTTTAAAAGCCACTCTGAGTAAGGCTCTATACAACTTAGTCTATCTGTTAAATGATGCAAGACATCTCCGTCTACAAAAATCGCTACATGATTAAGACCTTTACCCATAATAGACATAAAAAGTAAATCGCCATTTTGCAAGTATTCATCAGGTCTTAATTGTCTAAAACCTGTTCTCCATGCACACCGTTCAAACATTGGGTCTTCCAAAAATTCCTCTGGGGTTGTAGGTCTTTCCCAATCCCTTAACTCTATATTTTTATTTTCTTTATACCAATCCCTAACAAGTGACCAGCAATCTGTAACTCCCCAAACCCACTGTCTACCGAGTATTGGTGCTTTATAGCCTGTTGGTTCACAATAAGCCCATTGCTCTGTATCAGGGTTTACTATGTACCATTTTAGACCGCTTTGTTCACAACTTACTTTGTCAGCTTGGCTTGGCGTTGGAGGTGTGATTGGATGCGAATGAAAAATTGCAATTATGTCTCCTAAGTTACTTGCCTTCACATAATCTTCTGGGTCTAAAATAAAACATTGATGATTAGTCAATGATAAATTCCTACAAGGAAAATATCTTTCTTTACCTTTTATATTTAACAACAAACCAACTGCTTCCTTTGGGTTTTCTTTTTTTGCGTGTTGCAAAGCTTCTTCTTTCCAATTCATTACGCAAATGTTCCTATAGCTGGAAATAATTTACGAGTACATTGTCTTTTTGGAATACGAACACCCGCTAAGTCTGTAGGTGCTGCAAGTTCAAATTCAACCATCAATCTATTTTCAGTTGATTTTCTATCAATGTAATAAATTTCTTTTGGAAATTCTGCTGTAGGGTCAGGTGTTCCTAAAGGGTTTACCCTTGTTGAAGTTGTAACATCAACTGTTTGAGTTATTGTATTTGGATTGTTCATTGTTATAGTGTTTCCCATTGCGTTTCCATGAGTAGTGCAATAATATCTCAAATCATTTGGTGCGGAAGGGTAAACAGGTTGATAAGTTACAGTTGCGTCTGTACCTAAAGTACCGCTTAGTTCTACAACTTGATAACCACCCGCATCAGATGAAATTCTTAAAGGGTGTCCAACATTTGAACTATCAGATTGATTAAATATATAAGTTGAACCACGTTTCATAGTAAGGACAGGATTGGTGCTTCCATTTATAGCGAAATAATTAGTTCCACTTACATTTACAACTGTGACAGTATATGTGACAGTTTCAACGTCAGATGGGTCTACTACTGTTTGCGTCGTTGTTCCAGTGACTTGTGTAACTGCTGGAAAATTTACTGCATCTAAAAACTTTGCAAGCGTTCTTATTCTGGTAACTTTTGCTCCTGTAAGATCATTAGCAGTTGTATATTTATTAATGTCTTGAAGTATTGTTGACATTAATCCAGTAGCATTACTGACCGCTATTTTTGGTCTTGGAAGTTTACCTTTTTGAAATCTAAAACCAGATGCTTCTATTGGAAATCTTGTATATGTATTACCAGCCCAAACTATATTTCCGTTTGCGTTTAAACTCGTTCCAGCATGAAATCTATATATTGTGTCAATATTTTGTGGGTTTCCATCTGGATAATTTATACCTTCTAATAACTCAACTTGAAACAACTCAATAATTGCAGTTGGCGAAGATGATTGTAAATCTGTAAAAACTGATGAATTTACTGTCATTAACTTGGCTCAAAAACTTGTACGAAAGTTGCTCTTATTGTTGCTAAATTTCCATAGTCCATAGTTTTTGTCCAAGAAGGGCATTTAAAATTCATGCTTTCTGGTTCTCTTGGGGGTTGATATGTAAAACTTTTTGCATCATCAGCCCTTGCATCTAAAAAATTTTCAATTATATCTGAGTCTGATTCTGTAAGATTTTTCCAAATAAAAGAAAACTCTTTTGGATTTTGATTTAGTGAAAACAATAATCTATGCTCATAACCATCACCAAATTTAATAATTCTTGTATTAGGTTGTGATTTTTTTGTTATTGAATAACTTGGCTCTATTGCCGAACCATCAGTTCTGTTTGGAAAACTAGCCATTATGCGAGCAAACCTCCGGGTCTTTGTTGTTCAACTAATTCTGATTGTATAGCTTCTGATATTAAACGACCAAGTTGCCTACCTCCATGTTCATCACCTTCAACAGTTGAACCAGTTGCATCTACACTGACGTTTATATTGTTACTTACTGCACCTGTC